CTATTAGTTTAAAAAATACATCAACAGCTTTATCCTTTAATCCTACAAAGAAATTGCCTATATTTTGTATCTTTGAATAAAAATATTCTTTTAATTCTGTGAATTTGCTTTTTATTTTTTCCCAAGAGTCATTTAAAAAATTAAGTATAGAGCTAAATATGGAAGTAAATATTGTTTTTAGTTTTCCCCATAAGCCTTTTAATTTATCTATTAGTTTAAAAAATACACCAACAACTTTGTCCTTTAAACCTACAAAGATGTTCCCTATATTTTGTATCTTTGAATAAAAATATTCTTTTAATTCTATAAATTTGCTTTTTATTTTTTCCCAAGAGTCATTTAAAAAAATAAGTATAGAGCTAAATATGGAAGTAAATATTATTTTTACTTTTTCCCATAAACTTTTTAATTTATCTATTAATTTAAAAAATACATCAACAGTTTTATCCTTTAATCCTATGAAAAAATTGCCTATATCAAGTATTTTGTTATATAAGTAGCTTCCTAGCTCTGAAAATTTAGCTTTTATTAAATCCCAATTTTCTATTATTAATTTTCCAATTGTAATAATTAAGCCAAAAGGAGTAAATAACATAAACATCTTTTTCCCAACATCCCATAATGCCTTACCAAAAGATTTTATTTTCTCCCATATCTTTACAAAAAAATCTTTTATTTTTACTCCAAAGGCTTTTATACTTTCCCATAGTGCTGCCAATTTAGCTTTTACTAAATCCCAGTTTCTATATAATCCAATACAAACAGCAATTATAGCTCCTATTCCAAGCATAATAGGATTAAATGAAAAAGCTGATAATGCTGTTTTTAATGCTCCAATTAAAAGTATTATCTTATTAATTACAAAAAGTCCAGCTATTGCACTTGCCAAAGGGATTAATACTTCTTTCCACTTAACAATAAAATCTATTACTTTTCCACCAATATTTATTATTTCTCCAAAGATATTAGATATATTTTCTGCCCATTTAGTAAATGTTCCATCTTCTTGAAGCCTTACTAAAGTATTAGCAAATGGAATAATAACCTTATCTCTAAGAATTTGAAATGGAGAGTTTTCAACTATATCTCCAAATTCATTAACTCCTGCCAATGTTGAAAGTGCTGACTTAGCAGCCCCTGATATAGTTGATAATCCTCCTCTAAATGTTTTGGCTTGTTTTTCCATTGCTCCACCAAAACGAGAGTCCATCATTTCAAACAAGGTCTTATTAAATAGCTCCATATCTTTAATTTGTCCTTTGTTATTAAAGATTTCTAAACCTTTACTTTTTCCAAAGTCAGCTATCATATTTTTAGTTATTCCAAATTCTTTTAATCTTTCAAGCTCTCCAGTTCTTGCATCAGCAACAGCTTCAATTGCCTGGTCAAAACTTTTGCCCATTCCTGAAGCCATGTCCCCAATCATTTCTAAATAGGTTCTATTAGTAGTCTTTAAAATCCTATCTCCTTCAATCCCATAAGATTGAAGTTTAGTCATTCCTCCAACTACCTCTTCTGTTTCAAATGGTGTTTTATTAGCAAATCTATTTGCCCAAGCTAATTTTTTCCTTGCCATGTTAGGATCTTTCAAAACAGTTTCAAGTGTATTTCTATACTGCTCTATATTGGCTGCTCCTTCAATAGCAGTTTTTATTGTGAATCCTGCTGCTAATGCTCCAGCAATTCTTTTTATTATTCCAAAAAATGTGTTAGCTTTCTGTTGACTAGCTTCAAATTGCCGTTGAGTATAATTCCCAAATCGTCCAATTCTATTTCTTAGTCCATTAAATCCACTTCTTAATTTTGAAATAACAGGAAAATTAGCTATAATTTTTGCTTTTAAAGTATTAAAAGTTGATTTAATTTTATTTTTAAAATTAACTATACTTTGTTTTACTGAGCTAATCTTATTCTTTAAGCTACTGAATGCTGAACTAATAGAATTTTTAGTATTATTCATACTATTTTTTAAAGCATCAATCTGTGCATCAATTTTTTTTAAAGAATCAGTCCCATCTCCAATTACTTTAAAAGCTAATGTTAATTGCTCAAGCATAGCTAACTTTCCTCCTTTCTAATTTTTATTTTTTCTTTTTACATAATTAGCCCAAGCTAATTGTAAAAGCATATACTCCTCATAACACAGTTCACTAACAGATTTATTAAAATATGAAATTTTAGATTCAAAACAAATATCAAACCTTCCTTGTTTAATTTCCCTTAATTTCTCCAAAATTGCTAATGAATAAAAAGGGAGTTTGTTGAAATTCTGTAATAATTGTTATAATTGTTTCTAACGCTTCCTGATCCATATTAAAATATTCTATGTCTTTTGCTTCTATTGGATAAGCTATAAAAGTTTTTAATGCCTCTTTTGACATTACCATTTCATCTTTTTTATTTAGAAATTTAAGGAATGTATCAGTTGATACTCTTTCAATTCTAAAAGATCTATCCATTGTTTTAAAATCTTTTCCTGTCATCATTAAGTCAAATTCTAAAGCTCCTAAATGTTCAGTTTTAAAGATTATATTTGAAATATTTTTATTTTCTATTTTTTCTAAAAATTCTTTATTTTTTAATTCCTTTTTTTCTTCCTTAGTTATTTTATTTTCCATTAGTTCATCACCTCATTAACTCCAACACATACCAATTTAAATTCTCTTGAATCTGATTCACCATCATTAGTCAATTCACTTTTATTTACTCCAATTTCTTTTATTGTTACGCCTCTACTGTATTTAGAAATTGAACTATCTTTAAAATATCCTGAACCAGTTATTCTGTTCTCTGAAGCATCTAAAAGTATTTTTTCATCTTCAGTTCCACTTGCAACAGTAATAGTTATTTCAAGATTTGGATCAGGACTGTATAATACTCTTCTTTCCCCATATATACTTTTATCAGATTGTTTGTATCTATCCTCTGGAGCTCCAACACTTAAATTTCTAAAATTTTTAAAAGTGTAACCATTAAATATAAAAATTTTTTTACTTAAATCAACCATTATTCATTACCTCCAATATCCTTATTAGTTTTCATTAATGTTAAATCAATGAAATAAGCCCAGTTTCTAAGTTTAAAAAGCACTCTAGGTCTTACAAGTCTAAGCCCTCTTTCTGTAGCTGTTTGATTTATAGGATATACTATGAACTCATATTTTTTATTTTTCTTAGCTATTAATTTGTTAGCTCCCATTTCTTCCATAGTATTATTTAAAGTTTCTTCCAAAAAAGCATATCCTTCATCATCTTGTGGAAACCCTTTTTTTATCATTGCTTTTTCTAAATTTTCATTTAGATTTACAATGATACAATCAATAGCAGTTGTGTCATCTAAATAAGTTCCATCTGTTGCTTTTCCACCATTGGCTGTTATATAGCCTTCTGATGTTCTTTTTTCCACAAATGTAATATTATTTTTTGTAAGTTCAGGCTTCTTAGCTAGTTCAGTGTCAGCTGTTACCCCTTGTAACTCTATCATTGAACTTCTGTATCCTGCACCTTTTGTTATAACTACTCCTGCATAAGCTGCTGCTTTATATTCTTTATCTGCTTCATCTCTTTTTAAATTCCAAATAGGTGCTATTCTATCAGATTTTAAATTATCAGCTATTGGATAAGCTTTTACTTCTGTAATATAGACTCTTCTATTTTCTGTTAAAAATGAACTTACAGCCTTTATTGTTTCAACACTATCAAAAGTTGTTAAAAGTGCATACCACTCTTTGTCTAAATTTTCATTTAACACTTCTTTCAATTTATCCTCAATTTTTTCTTGTCCACTTACAGTAACTCCAATTATTCCAAAGAAATCAGGTTTTAATATATTCCCGTCCCCATCTCTTTGTCCTAGAAATTTTTCCACTAATTTATATACTTTTGAATTGTTTCCAAAATCATTAGCAACATCTTTAGAGTTCATATAGTATTTAAAATCTGCATTTTTATCATTTGTAACTATAAGAGTTTTATTAAGTGCTGCTATTGTTAAATTCAATTCTTGTTCTAATGTTATTTTTACTGGTTCTCTATATACTCCCATTATTCTTTCCTCCTTGCTATTCTGCTTCTATGCTTTTCATTAACTAATAATTCTATTTCTTTTATTAATTCAAGTTCTCTTTCTTTTGTTAGCTTCATATATTCAAAAATTATGTCAAAAGTACAACGATACTCATATTTTGAATTAATTAATTCATTTAATGATTTTATTTCACTACTTTTTACAACTCCAGCATCTATCCTTCCGATTTCTCTTCTTGCATTAAAAAGGATTAATTCTCTCAGTTCAATTGCATTTTCTAATGTTGCTTCTTGAGTTTCTGAATATACATCAAATTGAAGTCTTGCCATTACTCTATATTCAGTTGTTTCAAGATACTTTTCATCTTTTTTTATATATTCTCTTTCTGTATATCCTCTAAAATCAGCACTATTTATATTTAAAACTTGATAAGTTACATAGGGCTTTTTTGGAAGCTTTTTATCAGTAAAAGCTGGGATAATTTGGATATTACTCATTTTATTAAGCAGTTCAATTATAAGGTTAATCATCTTTTGTGCTCCTTTTCAAAATATAGCTTTTTATGTCAGCTAAATAATCAAAGTCAGTTATTTCAATTATTTTAAATTCTTCTCCTTTTAAAATAGCAATATCCCCTTCTTTTAGCTTCTCTTTTGTAAATAACTCCATATCTTTAAGAGTTATTTCGCCTTGTGGGTAATATTTCAAAGTATCAGATGAAACAGGCATATATACACCTTTTATAATCTTTTCTTTTTCTTCATCAGTTATATATTTTCCTTTTTCCCATCTTCCTTCAGCTTTTGAAATAACTTTTATATTTGTTATGTGCTTACTTAATAAAATAACTTTATCCATTTTATACATCCTTAAAATCTGCTAAATATTCTATTGTTCCATTTTCATTTACTATTTGATATCTAATTGACTTGATTAAAAACCTGTTATCAAGAAGTGGTTTTGTATTATTAGTCTGTCCATTCTTAGTTTTTATTTTTAAAGTTTTTGGATCATTTGGAACTGCCCAAGCCTGAGCTGTAGCAATACTTTGAATTATTAAACCCCTTATAGTTTCTCCTATCTCCATAAGTGCTTCTTTTCCACTCTTTTCCCCTTTTATAACCTTCTTGGGTGCTGCTTGAATTAAGTTTGAAATAATTCCTCTGTTACTATCAAAAGCATTTCTCATAAAAGGACGAGCTGGTATATCAGAAGTTCCAAATTCATTCCATATTGCATAATTCAATATTGTTGTTTTTCCATCTTCTCCCATTAAACTTTTATCAATAGCTAATATTCCAATTTCTAATTGATGTTTTGCTAAGTATTCAATTTCTTTTAATGATTTAACTATCATATTTCTACAACTCCAAACAATTCCTTAACTCCTCGTATGAAGTTATCTGATTGTTCTATCTTATTAAGGAAAGTATAGTTTATTCCTCTTATTCCATAACTCTTTAAGCCCTCAGCATTTGAAAGCTCTTCTTTTATAGTTGAACAAATGAACATTAAAAGATTTTCAGGTAAGTCATCATAGCCAGCTATATATTCTATTTCTACATAAGAATCTGTTGTTATAATTTCATCAAATATTACTTTTCTATTTACAAAACTAAAAGGGAGCTTTTTACACCCACTTTTAGCGTTCAATACCCTTTCAATTTTCTTTCTAGGTAAGAATACATACTTTTTATTAAGTCCACTAACTAAACTTGTTATTTGCCCTTTTACAAGCTCATAACCTAAAATTACTTCTATTTTTTTTATTGTTGCATTGATATAAAAATTTAGAAGCTTTTCATCTTCAATGTTTGTGAGCATTTTAGCAATTTCTAAATCATATTTAATACTCATTTTTTCTCCTTGCTAGAACTTTAAGAGGGAATAAACCCTCTTAAATTATGCTTTTTTCTTTAATTTTAAAATGTTTTCAGGTAATTGAACCCCTAAACCTACGCCTTTTTCCATATAGTATTTTGTATATCCTTTAGAAGTCACTTTATCCTCTAATCTCATTGTCATAGCATTATTTTGGATTCCCATTACTGCTGTGCTTAAATCTGCAAATACTCCAACTATTTCATTGGCTGTTGCTGTAGTAATTCCTTTTAATCCTGCATTTTTTGAAGTAATTAAAACAACTGGTCTAGTCATTAAAGTTCTTGCATTTCCATTGTTTAAGTCAGTAATATAGAAATCTTTTTGTTTATTTTTTAATTTAGCTATTCCTGCCCAAGTTTCAGAAGTCATGTACCACTTTGCATTTCTTGCAACTTCCTCATCTAGTGCATAATAAGCACTTATTAATGAATCAACAAATGTTGTGTCATCAGTTGTATCTATTTCAATTTCTTGTGTTACTTTGTTATCTTTTAAAATTCCAGTAGGCATATTTGTCCCTGTTCCATTAAATAATGCATCTGCTAATCTTAAAGATAAAGCATATTCAACTCTTTTTATTAAGAAATTAGCATATCCTACAAAGTTGGTAGCAAGTAATTTGTTAGTTACTTTTGGCATTGCATACAATGAATGTAATGCTATAACTACATGGTCAATTTGAGATACAGAAGTTTCTTCTCTGTCTGCTTCCTCTCCTATCCAACCAGTTTCTGGTAAACCTGCAACTTCTCTTGGAATTGTTAAACTTCCATCTGTTATTGGAATAAACTTTATATCTCCAAGTGCTGAATTTTGCTCAACTAATCTTTCAAGTATTGTATTTACATACTGTGTTTTAATAGCTTTTGATGTATTAGTTGTATTAGCAGGATCTGCTGAAAAATTTAATTCTGTTGTTGAATTAAAAACAGTTTCTGTTGCTTTTCCATTTTTTTCAACCTCTTGAATCATTGCACTAAATTGTTCAGCAACTGTAACTTCTGCTGGAGTAGCTTTAAAGTCTGCTTTTAATCCTTTAATAACTTCATTAAACTCAGTCATTTGCTTTTCAATTTCAGCTTTAAATTCTCCATTTAATTCAGTTTTAATTTCTTCAAACTTTGAATTAATTTCATTGAATTTAGTAGGTAAATTTTTGATTTCTTCTGGTGTTCCAGCTTCTAATAACTCAGTTTTAAAATTTGCTAATAATTCAGCCATTAATAACTTTAATTGTTCCTTATCCATTTGTCCTATTCCTCCATTTTCTCTATTAAATACTCTTGTTACTTTACTACCTTTTACAGCACCCTTGGGTGTTAAACTCCCCTCATGAGCTTCAAACTTATTTATATCTATGTAATACTTACCATTTTCACTATATTCTTTATAATCTACAATGTTCCCACCCACTGACATTTCAAAAGGTAGCTTCATTTCTTTCATAAGTGAATACAACTTTACAGCTTCAGGATTTATATAATTTCCATTATCATCTTTTGATAAATGAAACTCTCCCACAACTTCAAATCCCTTCTCTGTTTCTTCTCCTACTAATTTCCCAACTGGTAATAATTCACCATAATGATTATATAAAAGGAGTAAAGTCTTCCCATTATTTCCTTGCATACTTCCCTTTTTAAATCTATAAATACCCTTTGCAAGACTGTCATTTTGCATATTTACAAGTATTCCTGTAAATCTTCCTGGTGTTCCTTCTTCTTCCTTAAATTTTTCAATTTCACAAGTAAAATTTAAAGTTTCATCAGAAAAATTAATTCTTTTCTTTATCTTTTTCTTTGACATACCTACTCCTTTTATCTAAAAATAATTAAACAACTACATCTAACAACCTCAGAAACTGGCAAACTATCTTGATGTGGATACTCAGCTTCTACACCATCTTTTAACTTCCATTTATAATCTATATCAACCCATTTATTGCTTAGAGCTTTATGATGTGGTCTATATGTCTTTTTTCCTCCAACATGTATCCAGCATTTTTCTTTCATCACATTTTTAGCAGTTTCATAACTTGTTGTATTAATGCTCTTACTTGTTTCAGTTCTTGCTATTGTGCTGGCTCTTTGTTCTGTCATACCATTAATATTTTTTACTAGTTCTTTAACTACTTCATTATGTGATAAGCCTTCTTCTTGCCCTGTTGTAATTATCTTATTTAAAATATTTTTTGTTGTTGTTGTCATTTTAGTTGCTTGTTTTCCAGCATTCTTTATATTCCAATCCTTTAAAAAATAATCTCTAATACCTTTTATAGTTTTAGATTTTATTGTTTTCTTGTAGATGTTTTGAAAGCCTTTAAAAGTCTCCTCGAATGTATATAAGTAAACTACTTCAAGTCCCTTTTTAAATTTCTTCAAAAGCCATTCATAGTCAATATTTATAATCATTTTTACATCATATTTTTTTGAATTATCTTCAATTATTTTGTCTCTTAATTCTATAAATATCTTTTCTATAATTTTCTTATTTCTTGCACTTAGTCGCCTTTCTAGTGCTTTAATTGCTTTTATCTTTTGAACTTCCTTTTTCATACATCTTCTTCTTTTTCTCCTTCTGTTGTGGCTGGTTCAGTAACTTCCTCTAATGTCATATCTCCACCACCAATAAGTAAGACATCTCCACCTTTTAGTTGCTCTAAACTTAAATCAGTAAGTGTTGATATAATTCTTCTATATTCATTTATTGTTACTCTATTTTTTAATGGTTCTAATTTTTGAATAATATCCCCTATATCATCTTTTAGCTCATCAGCACCAGAAAGATCATAGTCTATATACTCTCCATTTTTTAAATAATCACTTAATAAGTAATTAAGCCAATTCTTTAAATTGTTAAAAAATGGAATTACTGCCTCTCTATATAGTTCTTTTTTTGCTTGTTTCCTATTTTGATAAGTTGAATCTCCTCCACCAACTAATTCAACTGGGACATCAGCAGCAATGGCAGCTCTTTCATGTGCTTTCTGTTCTGCTGTACTCCAGTCAGCATCTATTGGTGCTTTTGAAGTATCTTGATATTTTAACCCTGAACCAAGTACCAAAGGGCTACCAGCATTCTCAGCTCCTGCGTAATGTGCTGAATATTTGCTTCTTATTTCTTCTCTATCTTCCTTATCTACTGCACCTTCTGTCTGAAGTATTCCTCCTGGCTTTCCTAAATTATTTGCCAAGCTCCAGTTCCATTTCCAAGCCTTGAATAAATAAGCTCCAAATATTGCTAATGCATTCTGTTTGCTTCTTCCTTGTCCTATTCCATTTCCACTAACTCCATCAATTATGTTGTCATAGTTTGGAGAAGTAAGCCACATATAGTTTTTTAATTCATCCCCAGTTATTGTTTTAGCTGGGTTATGAATTCTTATTTCTCTTATCCTTCTACCTTCAAAATACACTGTAAAATTATTTGGTGAGTGTATATATAAGTCAGGAGCAAGTGAGGGTAGCCCTTTTATAAGTTCTAATAAAACTCCATTATTTGAACCTTCTAACCACACTATTAAATAATCTATAAAGTCCTGGAATGATGTATTTGGATTAATCATTCTAAAAATCTTATTTAAAATATGATTATCAACTTTTTTCTTTCCATCCTCTTTTCCTATATAAATGCCCATTTCTATGTTTTGACAAGCCTTTATCTTTTTCTTAATTGGCAGCATAAAGCCTGGCTGTTCCCATATTGTTGACATATATTCAGATGCTTCAAAATTCTTCCCATCTCCAGTCATTACAGAACAATCCTTGAAAAACCAATTTTTAAAAAATTCTCTAATACTCATATACCCACTTCCCTTTTTTCATATCATTAGAAAATGCGTATCTTGTTGCATCTATTGTATGGTTATTAGAATCACATAAGCGTGGTAATGGATTTCCTTCACGATCAGTGTCATAATCAATCATTTCAAATTCTCTTGATATGTTTGGAGTTCTTTTTGGATCTATTACTATTGCTTCCAAATCAGAAAGCCATTTTTCTCCATACTCAACACTTCCAGCACCTTTTTTTGCTCCCCATGCACTTATGTCATATTCCTTTAATTCATCAATAGATTTGGGTTCAGCACTATCACACATAACCAGCTCATCATAGCCTTTTGAAAGAATATAGTTTGCTAGATTTCTGTTTTTTAAACCTACTCCATAATACTCATCTAGTGCATAAATAATGCCTTTCTTTTTGTCATATCCCCATCTAACAAAAGCTAATGGATCAACTCCATAACCCCAGTCAACTCCATTTCTAAATTTTTCAAGTCCTGCAATTTCAGTCGCTTCTATTTCTCTTATTTCCAAATTAGGAAATGGAACAAGTCCATTGCCTATTGGTTCTCCCATATATACGAGTCTATATTTTGTTTCATCTTTTGCTTTAACTGCTTCAGCTTCTTTTATAAACTCTTCTGATATATGTGGATTTTCTAAATATGTTGAATGATGTACATATACATTATTCTCTATGAAAGAATAATTATATTTTTTATTTACCCAGTTATGCTTCATTTTTGGTGGATTGTATGAAAAAAAACCTTTATAAATAAGTCCTTTTTCTAACTTTCCTCTAAATATTGAATTTAAAACTGTTTCAACTTCATCTTCATTCTTAAACTCTGCAAGTTCTTCAAACCAATAACGAGCAACTGGAAATTGTGCCTCTTTTATAGATTTACTTTTTTGTGGGTCATCTACTCCCATAAAAATAAATTTATTTCCTCTTTCTTTATAAATAATTTCAAGGGGACTAAGTTTATACTCAAAATATTCCTCTACTCCTAAAAATTTAATAGCCCATTTTATTTGTTCATATACTGATTTTCTAAGTGTTTCCCCTACTTTTCTAAAACAAATCGTATTGACGGGATATTGCATTAAATCAACAACTAAAATCAAAGCAATATTAGTTGATTTTGCTGAACCTCTTCCACCTTTGCAAACTAAACGAGTGTATTTATTACTTTTCCAAGCTGAATAAAGGGGGTAAAATTTAGAAGTTAATAAGTCTGATATTTTAAGTTGCTTTCTCTTCTTTGATATCATCAACTATTAACACCCCTCTTTCTTCTTCCTCAGCATGTTGCTTTTCTTTCTTTTCTTTTTCTCTTCTTTTATCCATTTTTTCCAAAACATTTGCTATTTTAATCAACGAATCAGCGACTTTTGGGTCAACTAATGTTTGAGGGTTTTCAATGATATTTAAAAGCATTTTCTTATGTGCCTCATCTAAGATTTCACCCATATCATCAACTGATAATTCTTTTAACTTTCTTGCTTCTTCAAACTCTTCTTTATTTTCTTTTATCCACCTGTAAACAGTGCCTTTACTTTTATTTAAAGCACTAGCTATTTCATCAATACTTTTATTATCTGCATACATTCTTTTAGCCTGTACGAGCTCTAACTTCATAAAGACACCTCCATATTTTTATTTTATTAAGCAAAAATATTCAGCTTTATCTGCTAATTTTCCAAATGTTACCCTTTTATACTCT